ACCACGTAAGTCAGGGACATTAAATGTAGTCGTCCCGTTACCTGATCCGTGTGTCACACCAATAGCCGAAAACAGAGCCGAGTAGGTACTACGGCTAACTGCCGCCCCATTACACTCTATGTAGCCAGTAGGTGCACTTGTGTTAGCAAAGTAAGACACAAGACCAGTAGGTGCACCGCTGTTTGCTAGTGCCGCTGTAAGGGCATCTAATTGTGCCTGTATGCCGCTAGTGACTCCATCCACATGATTTAACTCTGCGGTTGTTGCTGTCAGTCCATCAGTTATATTTAGTTCGTCTGTGGTGGCTGTTAGTCCATCAGTTATGTTGAGTTCTGCCGCAGTCGCAGTGACACCATCAAGTATATTAAGTTCGGCTACTGTAGACGTAATGCCGTCTAGGGCGTTTAGTTCGGCTGTAGTAGCCGTAACGCCATCCAGAAGGTTCAACTCAGCATGGGTAGCCGTGATTGCTCCAGTGACATTGGGTAACGTAGCTTTGATGGTAGACTTTAAAAGTCTGATGTGGTCATCAGCTTGCGCCAAGCCGTCTGTTGAGACTGGGTTTGAGGCGTTAAGACTGCTGATGTATGTTCCTGTTTCGAGTGCCATATCTGGGGTTCCTCTGTTGTGTTTCTGGGGATGGCTCTTGTTTCGAAGGCCGAACAACAACAACAACAAGAACAACCTTTAGCCTTCTTTTTGAAATTGATGTTATTTTAAGTGTACGGGGGGTCTGAAATCCTGTGAACCTATAAAAAACTAGGGTCGATCCATGCTAACCTGTTGTAATTGCTGTATAATCATAGGTGAAGGATCAAGTATCCCTCGGTTACTGGCAGTAAATGCTAAAGACAAACCCATGACATTAGACATTAGCTAGGGAAATTTATCTGGTTGACCCTATATATGTTAAAGCAAACATTGGGACATCTTTAGACATCCTTAGACATCCTCAGACAACCTCAGTCATCCCAAGACATCCACCATTCCTTACGCGTTCCAGTAGACCCCAGACACCACAGACAAACCAACGACAGACAATAGACATAAGACTACACCAACGACCACAACAATAGAAAGACGTATGATCTCAGGTTGTCTTTGGTTCTCTGTAGTCATCTTTAGTTGTCCTTAGTATCTATAGTCAGCCTAGTCTTTGTCTTTAGTTGTCTATAGTCTTTATTGTTTGTCATGGAGAGGATGTTCGAAGGTAGTCTTTAGTAGTCTATAGTCTCTCGGCCTTGGGATCATCAGCACCTCAAGGGAAGTCTGAGGGAGCTGTAGTTCAACCAAGGCCTTCACATGCCTTATAGTCTGGCTTGTGGTTCTTATCCGTCGTATATCTTGTGTCTTTCTCTTCTAAAGGGTGACACAAGTATTCAATGGGTAATTAATTGCCATATGTGGGTTGACGGGGGATACTGTATGCTGTATTTCCTTGGGTATACCGAAGGCACTAGCCCGACGACTATAGATGGGCGACAGGCCGCAAGGTGTGGCAGGGGACTGTAACTCCCTAAGCACACAAGGCGGAAACAGTCGCTTCCCTCACCTCACAAGGGTCAGGGATACAGTCAGACAGCAAGTACCTTCTTAACCAAAAGAAGGAACTACAGAATGACACTACGACACTCAAGCTACAAAATTACACGCAAAGAACTAGAGACCAGAGTTGCTGAAGAGGCAAAGGCTTCATCCCTAGATTTAGACATCAACTACGCATCTTGTTATGGCGGCTACCAGATCACCTATAACAATGGCTCTTCAATCCTCATGCACCGCAAGAATGCAAAAGAAACTTTAGCGTTTCTGGATGGCATACATGCTGGGAGATACCTTCAGTCACGTCAGTTGGTGGGAGAAGTAGCATGAACGCTGTTGATCGAAAGGAAGCATATGCTGATGCACGTAAGACAGGTATTGTCTTGGTCAATAGTGCTTATCGTAATCACCCTCACTCAAGTGATGGACTTTATTTAGCATTAGCAAAGGCAGAAGCCTACGTTGTATCGCGTATGGATCACATAGACAGCCTTTTTGTTGAAGAGGTGACACTATGAGAAACCTTATCAACCGCATGTTAACACCAGACGCACTAGCTTCATTCGCTTTGTTGTCTGGCATCATCCTTGCAGTCCTAGCAGTCATCTACGGCTACGGCAGTTACTGAGCCTACTGGTGCACCCATGCTTCGGCGTGGGTCATCCAGTGGACTTAGCCACTACAACACTAGCAACTAATGAAGGAACAAAAGAATGACAAAGAAAACTAAATTAACTGAATACCAGATTGAACATTTGAAGGAACTGGGGGTCAACAAGAAGGCTATGGCTGGCCTTACCCCAAGACAGTTAAAAGCAATAGTTGATACTAGGGCAGTTTTATTTTCAGTCACTAACATGATCAGTGAATGCCAAGACTTATACCTTACTGATATTGCGAAACTTAACCAAGCATTCTGGGATATGGAGAACGCATTTAAAACGGAAGCGAGCTGGTAATGACTGAAGAACGCACCAGATACCGCATCTTACTTGAGGACGAGAAGTACAGCGTTGACCTTCGCACCTACAACGACAGGGAAACAGCTGAACATCACGCAAAACTTTATGCACAAATCACAGGCGGTAAAACGTCAGTATTCCAAGAGGTCTATTACAATGATTACTAATTACACACCAGAGACAACAATCGAAGCAATGCAAGTCGCCTTGTTCCGTAGTCTAACCGCCAGATCGATAGACCGAGCACAGGCCGCAGCTACATTAGCGCAGTCAATGGCTGACAACTTAACACCACAGCAACTGGAGCAAGCCAAGGCTGGAGCAATAGACATGGCAGTGCGTGAGCAACAAGGGAGAAAGAGCAATGGGTGAAGTAATCCAATTGAATGCTGATTATGCGCTAGGAATGCAGTCAGCAAGGGAAGCAGTAGCATCAGGCGACATCTACTGTATCGAAAGTGCGCTAATGCTTTACGAGCAAGACCCAGCTGACAGCGAGTTTCAAAGGGGACACCACAGGGCACTTATTAATTTACATCAGCAACAAGGGAGGCAGTCCAATGACATTTCTTGAGTTAGTCCACATGGACGCAAAGCTAATTTGGGACGGGGAAGCACACCGAGCCCGAAGCATTACCAAAGCCGAGCGATTTGCCTCTTTCTCTGATTATGAGACAAGGGGCATCGGCGACTTCAAGCCTAGCCACATCCACCGCTTCTTTGACAGCCTACAGGAACAAGGTTTGTCCAATAATACCATTAATCACTATGGGGCAATGATAGTTAAGGTTTTCTCCCATGCAGTATCTGAAGAGCACATTAGTCATGTACCCAAATTCAAGTACCGAAAGGTCAAAGGCAACCAAAGACCTTTGTACTTTACAAAGTCTCAAATAGACTTAATGTCTGCCTACTTTCGGAATAGCTATGACTTTAAAGACCTAGAGTTCTACCTGATCATAGGCATTCAAACGGGCATGAGAATAGGGGAGATAAGAAGTATTAATGAGCAAACTTTGATACATGATGATGCAGGGAACTACTCGGTTTACTTAGAGCATACTAAGAATGGAGATAGTCGGACAGTGCCAATTAATCAGACAGCCCTGAGAGCCATTCGTGCTCTAGGAACTGATGTCTCTAAGAACTGGAACAGCAAGCTGTTTTATCGTGGATGGAAGCACATGAGGCGGGCAGTGCTTAACGACGACAGCCGTTACACCTTCCATACGACCAGACATACCTGTGCAACAACACTGGCAAACAGTGGGGCTTATAACACAGACTTAATTGGTCGTTTCTTGGGACACCGAGACCTGAACACCACTCGTAAATACATCAAGACAGCACCAGAGACCTTGAGGTCTATGGCAGAACTAATGAGAGGAGAGAAAAACAAAACTATTACAACACCACAAGCCAAGCAAACTGATTTGTTTGGAATGGAAATATAAAAAGGGAAGTAAAGTAAGATGAGAAATACAGTTAAAAAAGCAAGCCTAACTAATGGCGGACATGGGCGACCAGTGACAAACTGGTGCAACCCATACACAGCCCCACCTGTTGTAACCAACAAAGCAGGGGAGGCCAACACATGAGCAACGAGAGCACCACACAGCCAAACCCTATCTCCGAAGCCTACAACGAGACCATGAAACAAGATGGCAGACGTAAGTTTAACGAGAAGTATCAACAGGCAGAAAACGTAACCGAGCAAGCACCCCAATACAGTCAACTAAAGCAAGTCTTAGACTTAGTTGCTGAAGGTTTATCCAAAGACATAGAGGAAGCTAGAAAAGGCAAAGGCCGCCGCCCAACGTGGCTTAACGACCTTATGCACCTAGACCCACGACAGCTGGCACTCATTGGCCTACAGACGTGCTATAACGCCGTTCTAAAAGACAGCACTTTAAGCAGTGTCACCCAAGAAATAGGAAGTCTTATAGATCGTGAATGTTTAGCGTTGGAGTTGCTACATAGCGACGACGAGGAAGCCAACAAGAACAATAGACGTTTAGTCAAAATGGTGTCTGAAGCCCACACGTCTGCACATATCAGACTGAAGGCACTCAGGAACATAGCCACCAAGAATGGCACTAAGTCAGTCTACTTTGGCATCGAAGAGAAAAAGGGTGATCGAAAGATGCACATGAAGCGAAGGACATCCAACGCCGCCCCAGTCTTGTCAGCCATCTTTCAGTATTGTCATGTGTTCCAGAAGGACACGCAGTACACCACTCCCAAGAACTCCATTACAAGGCTTTCGTTTACAGATGAGGCTATGCGCCAAATTGAGAAAAGCAAAGAGTATCTCCAGTGGTCACAGCCGTTACTAAAGCCTATTCCAATGGACACCCCGAACCCGTGGACAGGCTTCCATACAGGGGCTTATAAGGACTGGAGACTAGCTGAGTGCGTGAAGCTGGTTAGAGGGGCTTCCAGCAAGCAGATTGAGGCCATAGAACACAGTTTCAAGGGTGAAACTCCAGAACACTTTAGAGCACTCAATGCACTGCAAGAAACGAGGCTTTGTATCAATGAGGAAATGCTAGAGGTGGTTGAATGGTGCTGGGAAACCAGACAGTCATTCGGCAAGTTTCCAAAGCGAGATAAACCAGAGTTTCCGAGGCTTCCAGAGGATCACATGACAATGGATATAGAGCTAAAGAAAGCCATCAAAGAAGACCAACGTGAATGGAGAAACACTGACCGCCGTGTCAAAGGTGCTGAAGCTGTCATGAAGCAAGACTTACAGATAGCTAATGAACTTGCAGTGCACGATTGGTTCACTATCCCTTGGGCTTGTGATTTCAGAGGCCGCTTCAATATGATACCCTCGTTTAACTACCATCGCGACGACCACATTAAATCTCTCTTTCAGTTTCAGAGAGGACGTGTAGTCGATGGTCAGAACATTCGATGGCTCAAGATACATATTGCCAACTGTAGTGGCTTTGAGAAGATCGACAAAGCACCTCTTAATGAACGTGTGGCTTGGTTTGACAAGAATGAGGGTGTACTGCTGGACATGGCTAAAGACTATAAATCAAGCACTGGACAATGGAGAAACGCAGACAAGCCTTTCCAAATGTTAGCCGCTATCTTTGAATATGCACGTTATCTTGAGGAAGGCGACGAGTTTGTAGGCTACGTTCCGTATTCACTTGATGGGACTAATAGTGGCGTTCAGCATTACAGCTTACTGACACGCAGTGAGGAAGGTGCTCTAGTAAACCTTGTACCCCAAGACACAATGGCTGATCTGTATCAGACAGTAGCTAACAAGGTTACAGAAAGACTTGAAGTTGATTTGGACGACCCCAACGCCTTTGGTAAAAATGAGATTACCAAGGCTGAACTGGCGCGTATTTGGTTAGACTATGGTATTACCAGAGGTAATCAAAAGCGGGCATGTATGACCTATCCGTATTCATCGGTTGTCGCTGGAATGACAGGGCAATACATGGAAGACGTGATGAAGCCTTTGCAACGATCTGTGTCTTATGGTGAGCTAAAGGTGCACCCGATTGCTAGGACTAACAAAGAACGAAAGGTGGCGGCTAGATACCTTGCTGGTCACAGCTACGACAGCATTGTGGAGACCTTACCAAAGGCCGCTGAAGCAATGAAGTGGATACAATCGTGCACCAATGTACTTAGTAAGCAAAACAAACTGGTTAATTGGACTTCACCAAGTGGGTTTAGGGTCTTCCATAACTACTTAAAGAGGGACAGGGTGGAGACTAAGATATTCCTGTTTGATACGGCAGTAGGCCAAAGAACGAGGTCTAAGGTCTCCTTATCTCTGGACACAGGTAAGGTGGATGTCAGGAAGAACACAGCCAGCGTAGCGGCTAACCTTATACACTCTTTAGATGCTTCTGGCATGGCTAAAACTATAGTCAAACTCTTAGACGCAGGGGCGACCAATGACTTCTTTATGATCCACGACAGCTTTGCGATCTCAGGAGATGTAGACGACCTTTACCATGGTGTCCGTGAAGCCCACATTCAGATGTATTCTGAAGAGAACCTGTTGCTGAAGTGGCAAGAGGAACTGAGGCAACAGCTGGATCATCCTTATGACTTCGAGAAGTCTGAAGTAGACCCAATACCACAAATGGGAAACCTAGACCTACATGGGATAAGGGACAGCCAATTCTGCTTCAGTTAATACTTATGTCACCCTTCAGAAGCCCCTAGGTCTACTCCCTCCTCCTAAGACTCTAGGGACTTCTTCTCCTCCCAAACTAAAGGCCATCTATAGACTCTATAGGTGGCCTTTTTCTATAGAAAGACAAAAGAATGGCTAAGAAACAAAAGATAAACTTCCAGACTCCTACAGGAGTGGCTAAGTACCCCCACCTATTGAAACCTGACACAGCTTTCGACAGCGAAGGTAAATATAAGTCAGAACTATTGTTGTCTCAAGAAGACGCAAAGCCCTTAATAAAGATCATTGAGGATGCGGCTAAAGAAGAACATGGGAAGTCTAATTACAGAGTACCCTATATGACAGATGAAGAAACTGGGGAAGTGGCTTTTAAGCTACAGTCTAAGTATATGCCTGAGTTCTACGACACAGCTGGTCAAAAAGTGCCAACCAATGCCTTACCACAGATCGGTGGTGGCAGTCGTTTGAGACTAAAAGGCTTCCTAAATGTCTATAAGGTCAGCGGTCAGGCTGGGGTGTCTATCACGCTACAAGCTGTCCAAATTGTCGAAGCCATCCAAGGTATGAACGGAACAGGCTTTGGAGCAATCGAGGAAGGTGGGTTCACTATAGACACATCAGCAATCGATGGTAGTTTTGGTACTCCACAGGATGCAGACAACTTTGACTTCTAAGCAAAGATACCGAGGTATCAAAGAAGGCTATAGGTCAGGTCTTGAGGTTGGTGTTGCTGAAGAACTCAGGAGACTAGGTATTCCGTTTACCTACGAGACCGAGAGGTTTTCATACTTAATCCCATCGCGGACTGCCAAGTACACCCCAGACTTTATTCTCCCAAAGGCTGGTGGTGTATGGTTCTTAGAAACCAAAGGACGATGGGTGACAGCTGATAGACAGAAGCATGTGTTGATTAAGAAGCAACTGCCAGACCTTGATCTACGTTTTCTTTTCCAGAATGCAAACGCAAAGTTATATAAGGGGTCAAAGACTTCTTATGCAGACTTTTGCACAAAGAATGGGTTC